ACCGATACAAAAGTTTCATCGTCCAGCAGGCCAGCGCCCTTCAGGGTGTGATAAACCCCGGAGTTGTCAACACCGTAAACCTTGAAAATCTTCAGGTCGTTCTCGGCCGTCCACTCTCTTTTTACCTGGCCCTGGCAGAGTACTAAGGCTTCAAACGCTCTACCGTTCCCAGGCATGAGGTCAGCCGGGAAACATTTTTCACAGGGGGTTTCTTCCCCCTCCCAAACGAGTACGCAGGCTGCACAATTCGGTTTTTCGTAGTAGCTGCCGGCGTACTCTAGGAGTTTTTTCCGAGGCTTTTACCCCCGTAAAGTTGTTCAGCTAGTTTGCTCAGTTCAAGGTTTTTCTCGATGACGAATTTTTGAAACACTCGGTCCTCATCAATGATTGTCGTAAAAACCCGATCATCGCCAAAATTTCGGCCGTGGTACAGGGCCTCTTTGTTGTAGGTGGTCACCGGAAACTCTTCGCCGTCAACGATGATACCCCACCACCCGACAATCAGTTGATCGATCCACCACGAGAAGAAACCGTCATGGTCAACAACCTCATCCTCGACCCTGGTCAGTTTTCCGGTTCGCGGGTGAGGTTGATATTCCACCCGCGCCTTGACAAACTTTTTCCGCGCCTTGGCCATCGCATCGTCAGGAATAAATCGAAGTTCAACCCCGGAAGACTCGTCGCCCTCAACAAAGTTGAACTTCTGCGTAAATTCCTTCGGTAAATCCCTGGTTTTCGTTGTAAATTGCATATCTCCCCCAGATATCGATTAAACGAGAACCATATTACCGTTGATTCTCGCGGTGAAACTGATCGCCCCGAGCCCGCCCTTGTCATAACTCACAGGAGCGCCGGTCAGCCGCAGGTTGCTGAGTACCGTATTCGCCCCGGTGGTTTTTCCTGGATGAAGGTAACCGGTGGTCTGACACGGCATGTAGAAAGAGGTCCGGTCGATGTAAAACCGCATACTGGTGATCTCGGTCCGGAGATTGTGGTACTCGGTGAGCATGAGCTGGCCGGTGGTGTCTCCGGGTTTATGGTTGCCGGCAAAACTGATCGTCCCGCCGTCCTCAATACCGAGGACGAACTTGGTGCTTTCGTCGCCGAATTCGGTATCATCGATCTCGGCAATTTTGCTGCCGTCTACGCTCCAGTTGCCAATCCCGAGGACCTTGTTCGCCCCAAGGGAGACTTTCGCCAAATACCCTGCTTTCGAGTCGCCTGCTGCCATTTCGTCACCTATTTAATTTTTTCCAGATTTGATACGTGGCTTCGTTCACTTGCAAAGACGCCATGTGCCCGATATTAACAGAACAATCAACAAATATTTCCAGTCCTGCCGCTGTTGCTTTTTTGCAAAACCCGATATCCTCACCGGTCATCGTCCCATCTTCGAGCGGCACCGGCGCAAACCATGGATGCTCTACCGTTTCCAGTTTGGTTAAATTGATTAACAGGCAGCCGGCCCCAGTTGAATCGACGCGGACCAGACCGCCACGGTCAATTTCATCGTCCGACACATGATAGCCGCCCACATTCAAAATCGGCTCGAATGGAGGATAGCGCCGATGGACCTTGCCGCCGACGATATCTTTGCCGTGCGTCAGTAACCGGTTGATAAGGTCGGTATCGTGATATACCTGATCGGTGTCCATCATCAGTAGATGAGTGCAACCAAAATGTAGCGCCTCTTCGCAAAGCTCTGTCCTGATTTTCGCAATGTCACTGTTGCCGCTCGGCGTGGTCGGAAACAGCAGCCGACAATCGGCGGGCTTTTCGAGCATCGAAAACGACAGGAAAAACTGAGTGTGGACCTTCTCGTCAGTGATCGGCAAACCGATTGCAAGTTTCACCCCTGACCGCTCAAGTTTTCGACGGACGTACAGAAAAATGTCGTGCTTTGCCGACTCATTCGCATAAACCCTTCGGTAGTGCTCGTCATCTTTCTTGCCGTTGACGTGGGGGTGGTCATGGATCAGTTTCGCATCTTCTGCCCAAACGAAAAGGTTATTTTCCTTGGCAATGTCGAGGAGTTCTTGGTCACAGTATTGGTGATTGTATCCGGTGTGGAAAAACTCGCCGCCGGTCACCCACAGCATAGCCTTATGGCACATCCAGTGTGTTGACAGGTCGTTGCCGTTGTGCACCTGATCGTTAAGCCCTACCATCAAAAAGCCAGATCCACGGGCCTCCGCAGCTTCGTCAACCATCCCAGGTTGCGGAATGGTGTCGTCTCCCAAAAACATCACCCAATCATACCGAGCATCGCCAGCCAGCTTTTTGACCATTTTCGGGCAGCCGATATGGTCATGGTCAACCGCCGAAATGATCTCGTATGGCGTTTTTGGGTGATCGTCAACAATGGCCCTGATGCACCGTTCCGCGCCTTCCGGCCGAACAACCGGGATGATTATTGATATGCCGTCTATCATGCAATTTCCTTTTTCAGGTAGCCGTGGGTGTGGCAAATTTTATGCTCTGACCAAACGTCCTGGTTGTGCCCGGAGAATTTGGCTTTTATCCCGTAGAGGTTCCGCCGCTCGTCGTCCATGAAATACAACCAGGAATTGATATTCCAGAAGGAAACATGTGTCGGGTCTTGGAAAGCTCCCCGGCCATCAGTCGAAGGCGTGAAGTGTATCAGCATCCCTCCCGGTTTCAGCACCCGGTAAATCTCCTCGACCATTGCAACGGTTTTGCCGATAGGGATGTGCTCAAGAAAATCGGCGGCGTAAACCACATCAACAGAGTTATCGGCATACGGCAAGGAAAGGCAGTCGCAAACGAGGTCCGGATTCACTTCTGGCCGGATGTCGATGTTTATGCACCCTTCGAGTTTGTTGTGGCCGCAGCCAAGGTTCAGGTTCAGGTTCATGTCGTGGTGGTCGCCATGCTGAGAGATTTCAGCCGAAAGCCAGGCTCGTCAATGTCGCCGTCTTCTTCCCATTTGAAAGCAAGGTGGTCGATCCGGATGCCGTATTTCTGGAAGACCTCAAGCACGAAAGCAGCGGCCTGATCATGGATCGTTTTCTCTGCCGGTTCGCTCATGCCCTCGCCTTTTCAAGAATCGCTTCGTATTCAAAAATGTTGGTCCAGGTTGCGTTTTCCTCGTCCCTCACTATTCGCTGACCGGTTCTGATCCACGAAATAAGACTGTATCCGGAGACCGATAGGGCCGCATTGTCGAACAACGATTTGAGGTATCCGCCGAGCGTGAAGGCCTCGTCAGGCGCATTATTCTCGGAAAAAAGCGAGAATTGAATGGCAATGGTTTCGTGCTCGTCGGAGAAGTCCAGATCGGAATCATCGTCAGTAACATAATAAATCCCATACGGAAAAGTCGCTCCCTGCAAGGCCTCATGAAAGTACATCTGTCCGCCGAGCGCCGTTTTTAGCGTGTTGGTGACCTGGAAGTGTACCGTTATGGCTGCCGCGAGCTCTTTCATGCAATTTTATTCACCGCGCTCATTACCGACCGGTTAAAGTCGGAATTTCGGTTCATCCGTCTGGCTATGGCCGACAACTCCCGGCCGGTGATCCCGCCAAGTGCCCGCTTGACGGCGTTTCGCGCTGGCCTAATAAAAGGCCGGGGAGGTTGCGCCCGCCACTTCACAGGCGCCGGTTTGCCTGTTGACTTCCGGCCCATTCCGGGAGCACTCCGGCCGTACTCGAAGAACACCGCCCGGCCAGAAGCGGAGTTTTCCCAATCGCCGTCTTTGTCGCCAACACCGAAAACCCAACCGCCGTTTTTGTAGAACGATTTGAACTCGAAGAAGGTTTCTTCCATCTCTCCGGTGCCGGTGTGTTTCGTCTTCCGCTGGAAAATTCTCTTGGATTGCGCAAGGCCCATTTTTGCCGCTTCTTCGAGGGCGGTCAGCAGCCCCTCGTCAAAACCCTGGGAGATGGCCGGCACGTTGAAATCAAGGAAGACTTCGGTTTTTACGGAATCAGACATTTTCGACGCAATCCAGGTAAATTTCTCTGTTCAATTCGTCAATATTTCGGATGCCGACGATATCGAAAACTCTGGCGCCAAAAAGCACCCGCATCCCAGCCAGCACCCCGGAGATGTGCCGGATTTTGATCAGTGTGTGTGTTGACATCTCAATCCGGTCGCCAACAACCACTTCCTGTGATTTTTGAGGCCACATGGCCGCCCATACCTGCGCGAACGTGCCCCATGTTTTTTCACCAGAGCCGTAACTTCCTGGGGTTACTGACGCAACCTGGATCGTCACAATATGCCTGAGTTCTCCGGGGTTCATACGAACCCCCGAACAGATTCCATGGAAAACCAGTGCGACGCTGCACGGGGAAGCTGTAGCGGTGTTCCGACCCGCTCAAGAACGGTATCGCCCCTCATTTCGTGCAGGTCCGTCAAAACCAACTTCATCCCGGCCATGAGAGAAAACGGCAATTCCCCGAGGAACATGTTGCCTGATCCTGCCGAGGTAATGTCAATCGCCGCCCCGCCAGATGTTGCCGCCAATTTCAACGATACCCCCGCGACAACATCCCGGACGAAATAATCGGTGAGAACCGCCAGCCCCGCCGAGGGGGCTCCGCCGGAAACCGACAGCCTCACCTTGTCGCCATCCGCGAACGGATGATCTTTTGCGGCCAGCACGTCCGTCGTTGCGTT